AGCGTTAATATAAATAAATAAAATAAAATAATATAAAGTGAAATGAAGAGAATGGAAAATGAGTGTTATCTAAAGTACTCTATCACTGGCTCCGTAGTCGACTCGATAGAAACAGTCTACTGCTTCATCCGAATATTCGACTCCAAATCTAATTCCTTTTGACTTGTTTGCTAGGGCCTGAAGATCGTCTAGGGTGCAACCATAGCGTGCACACAAACTCTCATCACTGATGCGTAACTGGGACCGATCAGGTTTCTCAGACTGCTCATATAAACCGTGCGAGTTAAGCAGGTCTCGCTGGGACTGAGTCGCAACGGCAATATCAATAGTCTTGTTAAAACGCTGTCTTAACGCATCAATAATAGTGGAGGATGGCTCGTGACACAACCCCTGTATCACTCCTCCAACAAATAAATCCATTCTATCTTTCCAAAGAGTAGTTTTAAAAGTAGCAAAGTCCATACCCAATTGTGACTGGGTCATGTCTCCATCATAAGTGCCTAAGCCCCTGTAGATAGTTCCATAATTGATGCCATAGGTCCATTGGCCATCAACTGTTTTGAACATTGAATTTTTAAGAAGTTGAGCTTTTTCAAACTCAATCGAACCCTGAGACCCGCAATCTTCAATAGTCACTTTATGACCTACTAAAGTTGCGCCCAACAAGATACACTGCTGAATTGAATCAGAGCTAGTGATAGAATCTCTACATTTGCCTAGAGCAGCAGCACTGCTGACGGCGTTAAAGTAGTTACCAACATGGTTGAGAATGGTTGTGTTAGGAGTTCCAGATCCTTCTAAAGGACCATCCATCTCAATCACACAATTTTCTGCTTTATTGCTGGGATTTCTTAGATCTATTGGGAGTGTGCACTGTTTAATAGTACCCAAAGACAATTGGGGACAAAAAACACTATACAACTGGTGCAAAGCTAAGAAGATAGGCCATCTCTGACCGGCATCGCAACTCGAAATATCGACGTTGAATAGAAAAGGTACTCCATTGATGTTTCCAGCGTAAACTGAATCATCACTGTACAATACTATATACAACACGTCACTACCACCGACACTGTCTCTCATGTCAGCGAAAGCCCTATCAAAAGTATCAGATCGTGGCTTACCAATGATATAAATCGTGGTGACCACTTTTCCAAAAGTATCATGATAGTATCCGTCTATTGCCATCTTTGCAAACTCAGGTAACTGATTGGCAAACATAGAACCAGCTCCGTAAGTCACGTATAACCTAGGAACCTTCTTAAATTTTGCCATCTCTTTTTTCACATTCGCGCCTAACCTTGATACCATCAAGTCTTGGGTGTCATGGATTTGAGCACCGTTAACATAAATCATGCGTAATTGTCTTTTCACATGAGGTAACTCAGCTATGTGAGCTCGCGAAATAAAAGGCTCCAAGTGTGTGAGAAAGGCGTCGTACCCCACGTAAAACAACCATTTCTTTGTAGTGCGGAGAAGATCAACTACATGAGTCAAAATATCTCGGCCACATCTTGCAACCAATTCATCCTGTTTCGTGGTGATAAGTGTGGGCAATTCAGCATATAAATCAAGGATGTCTGCTGGATTTAACAGATCATACAACTCAATCATACGGTCATTCTGAGTGAAGTCATCACCAACATAAACTGAATGTGATTTTCTTCCGTTACCTACTTTTACAGTGCAAGCTGGAATGCCTCTGTTAGGAATAAGGTCGTCAGGGTCCAGATCAAAAATATCCAAAGCCTTATTATCCTCATCCACATTGGGACCCAGTTTCACTCTCATCACCTCTAGAATTGGAGCTCTGTGTACAGTAGCCATTTGCCTGGCCATGTGATACCCTAAACGGTATTGACAGTGAGTGTATAGCTCCTCTTCATCTCTGGCAGCAAAAAGTCTTTTACAAGCTTTTCCTGCATTTGCTCCGTTAACGTCAAATAATACAAAAGGTTCGACCTTGGATCCACCAAAATTAAACATGATGGATTTGTAGTATTTAGGAGTCTCGTTTTCTAAGGTGTCGAATCGGGGATAAACGACAAGATCTAAGTCAACAAGGCCTCGACGCCTATCAACATTTACAACACCACCAGTTATTGAAACAGAAAAGTGATTATTCATCACATATTCATCTTCCAAATCACAAGTAATGCCATACTTCCTAGTGAGTGCTCCATGATCTACAGTCACACCTACAGCGTGACAATAGTATACATTCTCATTATCATGGTCTTCAGGGATTGCGCCTGGTGTGTTCTTGATTTCCTCACTAGCCATGTAGGTCTTGAGGGCCAAGAAATATCTAGTTGTGGAAACACAAATACTAGATGGGACACCTTTAGTCATGAACTCTCTTTCACTAGTGCTATGAGCTGCAGCTCTAGTGTGAGCTTTCACGATATTGGTCGGAAATTTGCGAGAAAGGTCAATGAATAGAGGCCAGAAAACTGAGTAAGTCTCTTCTCTATGGTCACTGTCCAAATAGAAGTATTCAGGTATTAAAACCTTAGTACAACAAGCGCTCGCGGACACTTCACTTCCACCATCATTCGCGATGGTTAAGTAGCCGTATCCTGGATCTAATGCATTAGCATTTCTATCTCCTTCCAGCACATGGGGGTGAATCAAACCAACTGGGCTAAAAAATTGACCGTCTTTGAAATGATAACAAAGTTTACCATCCCAACCGACATTGTTGAATCCTTTGACTAAGCGTTTCCCGGTCTGTGACTCATCGTCACACAACAAACTAGGGGGATTGCTTTCATCATCGGAATCATCAACAGAGTCGTCAGAATCTACTAACGTTTCATCAATATTAACCTCATTCCCAGAAGGACAATTTCTGGGTTCATTGGCTCTAAGTTCCTGGTCTCGTAACAGTGCAGCATTCTGAATGTCTGCAAATCTCTGAGCGGCTATTACTTGAAAAGCTCTGTCGTTCACAGCTGGATCACCAGGTAAACGCTCAAAGTGGACTGGATTGTTGTCGCGTAGTAAGTTATCCATGGGACGTCTGAATTGACGGTTATGGTACTCCTTCCTAGCTCTTCTAATTGCGTCCATGTGTGAGATGTTATCCACATCATCTGTACCTGACCAAGAACCATTGTTACCATTCAATACAGGCTTGTACTTCTTATGGTTAACAATGAGTTTTTTACTGACAGTTGTTTCACTCCTCTTCCTTTTGAGCTCTATGGTTTCATCTACGTCCATGTCTGCTACATGAAATGTGAAAACCAAAACTCTTTCCTCACTCTCCACCTCCATAGGAACTGATGATGTATAGTCCACATCGTCAGTACCTGACCATGTACCTTTATCACCATTGAGCACCGGGGTGTACTTCAAATGGTCTACAGGTTGGTCGTCTTTGCGAATAGCAAATATATACCGATGGCTAGGAGGAGGAATTTCACCCTTCTTAAATTTGTTCAAAATAAACGCCTTTGCTGAAGGGTAAATTTGGTCACCTGGAACGTGATGCACAAGAGTTGATTGACCTTGAATTATACGTCTACCAGTGGGCACAAAGAAAGTACCAAACTGTTTGACGAGACTAGTCCAAAAGGACAGGGAATTATCCAGAGGAACAAGTTCCCTAGCTAATGAAGTAGAATCAATCACTGCTAAAGGAAAATAGAAGATGAGTTTGTTCATAAAATGGAATTGGATGTCGATACCCTTATCCATTGCTATAGAGTCCAT